CTTGGGCATGGTGCCCTTGTCGCCGCGCTTCTTCGGGGTTTCCTTCTTCGTCGCCATGCAGTCCTCGCCGGAAATGAAAAAGGCCCGCCGGGTTAGGGCGGGCCTCGAAGGCTTGAAGGTTTCGCGCGGGCTATGCGGCCTGCCGAGTAGGCATCCGCAGGCGCTGGCGTCTCCAGGTGCAGGCAGTGTGCCTCATTTTTGGGCAGGGTGTCAAGTGGGCTTTAGGGTGCGCCCACACGGCCGACAGAAGCACTGTCGCACATGGGGCAATACGCGGCCTCTTCAGACGCTCCGTTTTCGGCGAGTTCGTTTGCCTCATGGCCGCAATCGTTGCACCTCCAGCGGGGAGGGGCCATGCCGAACAGTTCCCGCAGCTCAGCGGCAAGCGTGCGCATCATCGGCTGCGCCCGTTCGGTGCTTTCGAGCAGATCAATCAAGGCTTCCGCCTCTGTGCGGGTGATGTACCAATTCCGTGCCATACAAAACTCTTTGTGATATGCCATTCTCACCCCTCCTCGCTAATCCATCCAGCAACACAGCCGAGCGCCTCCTGAGCGGGCGGCACCACCCACTGGATGCATTCTCTTGGATCGGCTCTGATTCTGACAATGGCGCCGGGACGATGGCAATTCAACAGATCGTCAATGTTTACCAAGTCAACATGCGCTGCCAGAAATGGCGGCGGGTCCATCATGTCCAGCAAACGGCGCTCTTCATCACGGATTACGTAGACACTCATCCTCAAGCCTCCAAAGTGATTCGATACAGGTTCCACCAGATCCGCAGCCCCAGCAGGTGCCGCTCAGCCGACAGCCGCGCAGGCACACCCAGCAGCCGCAGCTGGTGCCCGATGGACTGCCGCCGCGGCACGTACAGCACAGACAGCACGGCGCGCTCGGAATCCGGCACCCGCACCAGCGCCCTCTGAGCGGCCACGCGCTGGGCTTGCGTCAGCGGCACGTCGGCAGGCGTGCGGCGCGATTCCAGGGCCTCGATACCGCTCGCACGGTAGCGGCCCTCGGCGCTGCCGCACGTGCGAGCACCGCGCCCGGTGTTGGCTGCCCACCGGCCGTAGCGCGCGAGGATGTCGTCGGCCTCGTGCAGCGCTTCGGGTAGGTCGGCGGAGTAGTTTTGCACCCGTGCACTCATGCGATGCGGCCGAGGCCGGGATAGTTGATCGGGGCGCCCCAGGTCGAGCCAACATCGCCATATCGAGCGGCGAAGCGGCGCATCATGTAGGCGTAGCGGGTGCCGTCGAGTACGTCATCCAGGAGCTTCACGATCCGGCCGCGGTCGTCTCGGTGGTACTGCAGGAATTCGTCGAAGAACGGCCGCAGCCCAGCGAAGACCTTGAACTTGCCCTTAAGCATCAAGTCGCGGATTTCGTACAGCCCGGCCTCTACCCCGTTTGATCCATCCGGCCAGGTTGCGTGCTCGTGCAGCAGGTTGAAGCCGGCTTCGATGTAGTACGCCTTTTGCTGCTTGCCGCTGCCCTTTTCGGTCTGCAAGCCGTCGAGCGGCCATGCCGTGGGCACGTTCGCCGCCCATGACTTGGTGGCGCCCCATGCTTCGCTCGGGCTGATTCGATCTTTCTTCCAGGCTTTGGTGACGTAGAACGATTCGGTGTCCGGGTCGATCACTAGCTGCACCTGAGACTGCGGGTGATCGAATCCAAAATCCATGCCGTTGATGACGAGCCAATGCCGCGGAATGGCAAACGGCTGGCAGGTGATGTCCTCCTCGGCAATGTCGTAGATGCGGCCATGCCCGAGCATCGGCACGCCCTTGGTTCGCATCTCGCGCTGGTGGGCAGGAAAGCTGGCTAGCAAGTCCTCCTTGACCTTCTGGCTCAAGTGCGGCGCATCGTCCCAGCCCTTGCGCATGCAGAACTGCGCACGGCTCGGCGTGTCCATGAACTGGATCACCAGCTCGGTGCGGCCGTTTTCAGGCGTGAACGTCAGGATGCCGCGCCCACCCGCGCCCCTGTCGCCAGATGCCGTGCGCACCAAAACCTGCGGGTAGATCGCAGAGTCGCGCGGCTCTTCGTCCACGTGAAACCAGTCCACAGCGTCGCCCATCAGCGCGTGCTGGCCTTGGCTGTAGCTCCAGAACTGGATGCGCGCTGTGTCGCCGCTACTGTGTTTGACCAGAAGCGTGCGCACCGCGTTAGGCGTGCCCGTCATCGACTCATAGCCCAAGATTCGATCCGCAGGGATCAGCCCGCCCTCGAACCTGTCGCCCTGCTTACGGCCAACGAGTGGCTCCTGAAGCAGATCGCGCGTTTTCTCGCCGCTGTAGCCAAGGCACCAGATCAGCGGCGCATGGCTGAAGCGATGGCCCGGCCACTCTTCCGGGTAGTCACCCAGCGCGTGCATGGCGTCTGTGTAGGTGCCGATGTAGGTCTTACCGATGCGGTTCGCTGCGATCAGGCAGCACTGCGAATAGCGGGCCGTCGCGCCGATGAATTCAAGCTGCCAGTCATACAGCGAAGCGAAAACCGTGCGGTATCGGTTCGCCTTCTCCCGCGCGGCCTGCTCCTCTAGCAGCTGCAACAGCAGTTCCTGCTCAGCGCGTTTCGACATTCAGCTTCGCCTGTAGCGCCGCGATTCGTTCGGCAAGCTGTTCGTCTGTCATCTCGGCCATAAGCGGGGCGTCGGGGTCGCCGGCCAGCGTCGTGCGGTCGCCGTAGACCTTCGGCAGCCAGCGCGAGAGGAGCCATTTCCGCGTGTCAATCTGCAGCTTCCGGTGCGAGGTCATGTCCTCGAATCGCTCCTCGACCCCGCCGTCAGGCTTCGTGGTGCGAACAACGCCCAGCTCCGGCGTGTCGGCAATCTGAAGCGCTTGGTCTGCGAGCGCGTGGCAGCCAGACTCACGCGCGCGCGCGACATTCGCGGCATGCTTGGGGTGGTCTCGCTCCCACTGCTTAGCCGTCGAGTACGCCAAGCCCATGGCGTTGCAGATCGAAAGCAGCGAATGCCCTTCCGAAAGCGCGGCGCAGATCGTGTCGGCGTCTCCCACGTTGAACAACGACTTTGCAGCCATGCTTACCTCCTTCGTTCCATCGTTGCAGTCAAGGCCACGCAAGCAGCTTCTCGCGGATGGCACACGCCGCCGCTTCCACGGTGATGTCGTGGCCATCCTTGATCCACACGCGCCACGGCTCACGGCTGCGCCGATAGGCCAGCATGGGCTGCACGCCCTCGCGCTCGGCCTGCTCGACGGCCTGGCGCCACCAAGCCGGCCGCGAAAGCGACTCGCACCGCTTGACCTCAATCGCCCAGCCCTTGACGACGAGGCAATCAGCGCCGCCGCCGCGCGTCTGCTGCAGATTCCGCGTCAGCATCTCGCCCAGCTCGGCGCCCAGCAGGCGCAGAAACTCGCGCTCACCGGCCGCGCCCTTGTTGCGGCTCATGCGGCCACTCACGGCGCCTCCTTTGGCGTGGCGAACGTCTCGGCGAGGCGCAGCCGCTCAAGCGCCAGCGCCAGCGCGACCCTGTTGCGCGCCTCGTGCCGGCGCTGCAGATCGCGCACGTCGCGTTCGACCGTGTGGCGGTGCACGCCGACAGCTGCGGCGATCTCGGCGTCGGTCATGGCGTCGAGCACGCACGCGGCCACGCCACTGCGGCGGGCCTCCAGGGCGGCGGATTGGGCGCTGTTCATGCTGGCGCGTCCCCGGAAATGGCCGGGCCGATGCCGAGCTTCTGCTCGCAGCAAGCCAGCACCCAAAGCTGGGCGCGGCCGAGTTGCTTGCCGCTGGCCTCCAGGTTCCGCAGCGCCTTGACGCGCTCGGCCGCGTGGTTGAGGCTGATTCCGCCCGCGCTGCGCTTCAGTCGCTCAAGCACGGCCCGGCGCTCAGCCGGCGTCCGAGGCGGCGGCGTGTCGGAGTTCGCCTCGGCGCAGTAGGTGGCGAAGCACGGCCGGCACTGCGCGCCGAAGGTGGCAAGCTCGCTGTGCTCGGCCGGCTGGCGGCACTTGCTGCAGGCCGCGAAGCCGCCGAGGTACTCGTCGGCCACGCGCTGGTCGCGTGTGCGGTAGGCGCCGGTCATTGCAGCAGCCCCGTCGCAGCCGGCGTGCCCAGCAGCATCGCGTCGGCGTCCTCACGGTGCACCACGGCCTTGTGGCCGGCGATGAACTGCCGCTGCAGGAACGGCAGCTGCGTGTCGTCGGCCCGGCGCAGGGCCAGCATGCCGCCCAGGCTGTCGAGTGCGGCGCGGGTTGCGGGCGGGAGGCGGGCATAGCCGGCGCCGCCGTTGCGGGCGCACTCCAGGGCCTCGCCCCACGCCAGCGCGGCGCGCTGCGTCGAGTCGCCCTGCAGCTGGCGGATGATGTCGGCCGGCTTCGGCAGGAACTGCCCGCGCTCGGGGTCGCGGCGGTGCGCCGCGAACGCGCGCTCCACGGCTTCGACCGGGAAGTCGGCCATGTCCTCGCACCAGAACTGGCACGCCAGCTCGGTGATCTCGCGCTCGTAGAAGGCGTACACCGCAGCCAGGGCGGTCAGCAAGCGTTCACGGTCGGTCATGACGCGGTCCTTTCGGCGAACTTGCGCACGGTGTCGATGTTCCCGAGGGCGATGCGGTCGCCCTTCGGCTGGGTTGGTGCGGCGCCACCGCCCGGCGCCTTCAGCGCGGCCTGCAGCCACGCGACGGCCTGCAGCGGTTTCTCGGTCGCGCAGCGCTGCAGAGCACGGATGACGGCGGTGTCGCCGTGGGTCTTGCGCATCAGGCCCAGCATCGACCGGGTGTTGCGGTCGCTGACGCCAGCAGCGGTCAGCAGGGGCAGGCCGAGGCCGAAGATCACGTCGGCGGGGTCTGGCGGGGCCTCGGCGGTTTGCAGGGGCGGCGGATCGGCCGGCGGCGCTCCAGCGCCCGTTCCGTCAGGAACGGAAGGTTTTCTACTCTCCTCTTTCTCTTCTCTTCTCTTCTCTTCTCTGTTCCGCAAGTTGTCCGCATCGGATGCGGACACTTGTCCGGGTGGAGTGCGGACACTTGTCCGGCTTTGTTCAGGAACAGGATCGGTGTCTGTGTCCGCTCTCGCCCGGCTCTTGCCCTTGCGTGAGGCATCCAAAGCCCGCCGCTTTGCGTTCGGACCGTTGTGCTCTTCGTAGTCCGGCGCTTCGAGGCCGTCGCCGTCTTCGGACAGCCAGCCGATGTCACGCATGGCCGCGGAGAATCCTTTCCAGCCGATCTCCTCGTCCATGTCGTCGAGGGTGTAGCCGTCGAGGCGGCCGGCGGCCGAGTGCTCGTCGAACACGCACCAGACGGCCCAGAGCCCGCCGACGACGCGCAGCCGGTCGGCCTTCAGCGCGCGGCGCAGGGCCTTGACCTTTGGATGGCTGGCCAGGCCGGTGCCCATCTTGATCCAGCCGCTCATGCAGCCCTCCGTGAACGGATGGCCGCCTTGTTGGCGCGGGTCGCGTCTCGCTGGCAGATCACGCAGTAGCCCCCGAGGGTGTAGCGGGCCGCTACGTGGCCTTGCGGGCACGGCTGGCCGGTGAAGTAGCGCACCGCACCGCGCTCGGCGGCTGCGGCACGGCTGCGCGGCAGGTCGACCTCGGCCGGCACCGTAGGGGCTGGTCGGTAAGTCATGCCGCCCTCGCCTCGCGCTGCGCCACGGACCGCCCGTCATTGGCTGCCATGCCTGCCCCGTACGCGAACACACTGCAGGCAGCGCTCGGCAGCCGCTGGCGTGCCTCTTGCCTGATGAGATTCGCCCGCGCCTTCGTGATGCCGAGCCCGTGCGCCGCTTGAACGCCCGACTGCGTGGACTCGATCAGCCACACCCGCAGTTCGGCCGTGACGACGCGCCGCCGCTCTCCGGCCCTGCGGCGGCTCTCCCTCGCCTTCTGGGTATCGAAGCTGCCGCGCTTGACTTGCACGCGCACCAGGGCCTTGCGCGGCATCAGAGCCAAGTGCTCAGGCCGAACGCAGTCCTGGCTCTCGCACTTGCGCGCAACAACGCGGTTCGCTGGCGGCGCCTCGCCATGCGCAAACAGCCACATGGCGCGCGTCACCGTCATCGCGCCAACGCCGTGGACCCACACGATCTGCCGCTTGCCGACGAGATTGCGGCCCCTGGCCGAACGCATGTGCCAGCAGCCCGTGTGCTCGTCGCAGACGCAACGCTGCCGCATGCTCTCCACGTCGCGGACGCCACCCAGATAAGCCCCGTGATCGTGCGCCATCACGCCACCCTCAACGGCTGCCGCGCATCCACAGCCTCAAGCCGGGCCAGCGCGGCCTGCAGCGACTTGCCCATCTCCAACATCTCGCGGCGCAGCTGGTCGGCCTCGTCGCGCGGCTGCACCGG